CAATTACTCATCGCCAGCTATAACGCAACACAGTCGCGTTACGCTTCGTGTATGAACTGACTGAAAAGGCTTCCTTTATACGGAAGCCCTGGGGCTCACTCGCGTGAGCGGGAGGACCTTGGGGTATATCAGATTGCTGGGTTGTACTCTCGGTGAAGAACCGTAGTAGCATTGCCCAACCATCTGTTTGCTCCACAAAAGGTCTAGAAACGCCTGATAAACAACGGATTTCTCTTTTTTGAAGAGATCTGTTAGTTCGCCAGGGTAGTTTCCTCCAGTTGTCAGGTACAAACCTCAATGCGGGAGCATCCCTGTAAGGGATGTCTTCTTCGCACGGGATCGGACCATAATGGCAATAAAGCCGAGTTATGATCTTCTCGTAGAGGTTGTAGTACTTCCTATCGTAAGCAGCGTTTGCATAAGCAATCCACGCTTCGTAGGACTCAGGGCTGCGTGATGATGGCAACACATTGCGAAACCGCAATGGAGTAATGTTATGTCCTTTATAGGCATCAACACCACAGGATTCTCTAAAGAATCCAGTTACACAGCATTTGTCTTGGTTGATTTTCAACCCAAAAGACTCTAGCTGTTCGGTAGCATACTCGGCGAATTCCGTCGGGACTACCACATCATCACCGTACACTAAGATACCTTCTTGGGTATCCGCATCAGTAGTACTAGCCGTCAATAAGGCCCAAATAACCAACGCTAACGTGGTAAAGCAAGTTGCTGAACCCATTGGCGCGAATTTATTGAGTGGTATCTTATTGCCGTCTGGTAACTGCGTATAACGACTGCGACTTGCTGCTAAGTATGGATAAATCCAACTTGGGAACAAGAGGCGAACCAGACCATTCGAAACTCTGTCACTAGCATCTTTAAGATCTAATGTAGAGTACTTTCCAGTAATAGAGCCTAGTAAGGCCCCACACTGGTTCGGATTCTGGTCTGTGAAATGAATGTTATACCTCGTGAGAGGATGACATTCTATGTGATCCACAATAGCCCGCATTTGACCTTGTTGAATCCATTGATTACTCAATGGTTCGCATGAGATCAACCGAGGGCCGCGGGAATCTTTCGGGACAAGGATAACCTTGGCCGAAGGTTCCGTAGTTGTATTCGGAAAGATGTCTTTCCCAATACTATCACAAACATGTCCTAGAGATGCCATAAAGTAGGCATCATAAGGGTACATCTGTGCCAACCTATCGGGAACATAAAAGAAG